GGAGAGACAGAATTTCTATATCAACAGAAGAGATTTTTCCCAAAGAAAAATACAGCTTTAATTTGGCCAGGTTCATGGAGTCATTTGCATAGAGGTAATCCCCCTCTTAGTGGGAATAAGTATATACTTACTGGTTGGTTTTCTATTACTAAAGGTATGCGTCGTTTTAAAATTCCAGATCACCGTAATGTAAAGATAAAGAGATGATTAAATCAGTAAATAATTATTCAGAAACCCTAAAATGACCAACCCATATCCCAAACCACGATGGGATCTTGAAAATGATGTACTTCGACTGGAACAAATGATTATCCTCTACGAACAAGAAATCGCAGAATTGACAACTGAAAAAGAACAATTAAAAGAAGAAGTAACCATTCTTCGGCAGAAATTAGAGTATTATAAATCTGTTGTAGATGATGAAGAAGAATAAATAAGTTTAGAAACTGTCACAGTAGATGAAGACATTTAAGAATTTCATGGTAGAATGCTCTCAAGTAGATGAGAGTAGTTTAAGCCGAATCAAATCTAAATCAGATAAAGGAGGAATGGCAGTCCTCTCAGGAAGTCGTGATGACAAATCAAAGAAAGAAAACAAAGCACGAGCTAAACAATTAGATCGTGACATTAAAGGTAAGGGTCTTCCTGGTGCTACTAAGGTAACTGGAAGATGGACTGAGAAGGATGATAAGACTGGTAAAGAAACTAAGGTTAAAGAGCGTAGTCACGTTGTCACTTCTGGTAAAAAGGGAAAGAGGGCATTTAAGAAAGCAGTTAAATCATTAGGTAAGAAGTATGGACAAGATGCAGTTCTTACTCAGACAAAGAAAACGGGTACTCTTAGCGCAACGAGAAAGGGTGGATTAGGAAAGAAACCCAAGAATAAGAGACCTCCAGGATCAACTAAAAATGTTAGTGTAGGGAAGATGAGACCAGGTAGATCCTCATCAGATGGTGATACTAAGATTAAAAACAAAACATTCACTTACGAAAAATGACAAACAAACCTTATGATGATTCCAACTGGAGAGAAGAGTACAAAGGGTACACTTCCAGTAAGTATGAGTTAGATCTTCTTGATAATGGACCAAAGAGTCTTTCTCAGTCATGGATGATGGGTGCATTACATAACAAGTGGAAGAAGATGAAGGGATATAAAGATCCTGAACCACCTGATGTTTCTTCATCTATGGGAGAATTTTTTGAAAAGCAAAAGTCAATTGAATAAGTGTCCACTAGGGGTCTATATGACCCCTTTTTGATGTATGATACTTATATTGAAACGAACTACATTATGACCTTTGAGATTAAAATGACACAAGACGAAATTATTGAAGGTTTGAGAAGCACATATGGTAAAGAGTTCACTGCCCCTGATGTTCGTGGATTCTGCCGTATGAATGATATTGCTTATCAGACTGTAACTAAAAAGATCAAACAGTTTTCTGTTGGTCGTGGTAAGTGGAATCTTGAAGTTACCACTAAAGCAGTTGAGAATATTGAGAAGTCTTTTAGTGCTCCTGCTGTTCAACCTACAGTACCCCAAGATCTAGTTCCATCAACAGATGATACATTTGTTAAGTTTGGTCCTTTCAATGATATAAAGAAAGTAATACAGTCAAAGCAATTCTATCCTACATTCATTACTGGTTTATCAGGTAATGGTAAGACCTTTGGTGTAGAGCAAGCATGTGCTCAACTTAAGAGAGAACTTATTCGTGTAAACATTACTATTGAAACTGATGAAGACGATCTTATTGGTGGGTTTCGCCTTGTTGATGGGGCAACAGTTTGGCATAACGGACCTGTCATTGAAGCACTTGAACGAGGAGCAATCTTGTTACTCGATGAGATTGACTTGGCTAGTAACAAAATCCTATGCCTCCAACCCATACTTGAAGGTAAAGGGTTGTTCCTCAAAAAAATCGGTAGGTTTGTCAGACCTGCGGTAGGGTTCAATGTAGTTGCAACTGCAAACACAAAGGGTAAAGGATCTGACGACGGTAGGTTTATTGGTACTAATGTACTTAATGAAGCATTCCTTGAAAGGTTCCCTGTAACTTTTGAGCAAGAGTATCCACCTGTATCTGTAGAGAAGAAAATCCTTGGTGGTGTTGCTTCACAGTTGGGTGTAACTGATACTGATTTCCTTGCAAGACTTGTAGATTGGGGTGACATCATCCGTAAGACATTCTATGACGGTGGTATTGAGGAGATCATCAGCACTCGTAGATTGGTTCACATAGTTCGTGCTTACAGTATCTTTAATGATAAGATGAAAGCAATCCAAGTTTGTGTAAACAGATTTGATGATGAGACTAAGCAAGCATTCCTTGAACTATATGACAAGGTAGATGCTGATGTAGATCTTGACAAGTTGGAGGACAAGATGTATGATTAATGCATGGAGCTTACTTTATGAGGAACTTAATGGTACTATGGACAAAACATACCCTATTGAGAATAATGAATTGAATGGTGATAATATAGAAATTAATACAGGAACTGGGAACACTATTTTTAATGTTCCCGAAGATCTTGAGATTGATGAGGAGGACATACCTGAAGTAGTGACTGTTGGTGGAGCAGATGAAGGAGTCCTTAATATAGATGGTGGTGATACTATCGATTTTGATGATGCACCATTATCATTCAATACACTTGCTGATAATGATGATTCAATAGCTCATCTTATTGAATCACCTACTGCTGATTTTGTTAATTTTGATTTGGGAGTAGGAAACACAGCATATACTGCAGGTTTTGATACTCTTAATCTAGATTTTTCTTCTTGTTATGGTGGAGAAGATGTAATTGTACCTCCAACACCTGGAATAGAAACAGACAATCCTAGAAAGTATAAAGAAGATGAATCCATCAAGGCTCTTCAGGATTATATTTCTACCACTTATGGTGGACATTATACTTCTGACAACAATAACGTCCAAACACTGGATCTTATTGAGTCAGTAGGAGATGCAGAATCATTCTGTAGATCTAATGCTATTAAGTACCTGAGTAGGTATGACAAGAAGGGACAAGCAAAACGAGATATATTAAAAGCACTACACTATTCACTCCTACTTTATCACTTTAGTGGGCAATTAAATGAAACTCCGACCCGTGGTTATGAAACTTTCTGATTCAACTCTTTCACTTCTTAAAAACTTTTCGACTATTAATCAGTCAATTCTTTTTAAGCAAGGTAATAAACTTCGCACTATTAGTGTAATGAAGAATATTCTTGCAGAAACAACTATTTCTGAAGAATTGCCAAGAGATTTTGGTATATATGATTTGGGTCAATTTCTTAATGGTTTAAGTCTTCATAATAGTCCTGAGTTAGATTTTCAAGAAGAAAATTATGTGGTAATTAAAGAAGGAAGATCTCGTTCTAAGTATTTCTTTGCAGATCCACAGGTTATTGTAACTCCACCAGAAAGACCAATGAATCTTCCTAGTGAAGATGTGACCTTTGACTTAAGTACAGATCAGTTGGACAAGTTGCTTAAAGCAGCAGCAATCTATCAACTTCCTGATCTAGCTGTAGTTGGTGCTAATGGTGTTGTAAAGATTGTTGTTCGTGATAAGAAGAATGACACATCAAATGATTTTGCAATTACTGTAGGTGAGACAGATAAGCAATTCTCATTTAATTTTAAAGTGGAGAATATCAAGATTCTTCCTGGCAATTATGAGGTTGTTGTGTCGTCAAAACTTCTATCTAGGTTTAAGAGTAAAAATCAGGATCTAACTTATTTTATTGCACTAGAACCAGATTCTACATTTGAATAATGAGAGATGAATTTCTCTGGGTTGAAAAATACAGACCCAAAACAATTGAAGAATGTATTTTACCAGAACAAACCAAGAAGACTTTTCTTGATTTCCTAGATAAAGGAGAAGTGCCTAACTTACTTCTTTCTGGTCCTGCTGGATGTGGTAAGACCACAGTTGCTAAGGCACTCTGCAATCAGTTAGGGGTTGATGTCTATGTCATTAACGGATCGGATGAAGGACGTTTTCTTGACACTGTTAGGAATAATGCCAAGAACTTTGCGTCTACGGTATCTCTCACGAGTGAGTCGAAACACAAAGTTATCATCATCGATGAGGCAGACAATACCACTCCCGACGTACAACTCCTTCTCAGAGCGAGTATTGAGGAGTTCTCAGGGAACTGCAGATTCATTTTCACTTGCAACTACAAAAATAAAATCATTGAACCCCTGCATTCGAGATGTGCTGTGGTGGAGTTTGGTATTCAGGGAAAGTATAAACAAGAGATTGCAGCAAAATTCTTCGGAAGATTAATATCTATTTTAGAGCAAGAGAAGATTCAAGCAGATAAGAAAGTCCTAGCAGAACTTATCAACAAACACTTCCCTGATTGGAGAAGAGTTCTTAATGAGTGTCAGAGATACTCTGTTGGTGGTAAAATAGATAGTGGTATACTTGCACATTTTAGTGACGTAAAAGTAAATGATCTCATTAAAAACCTCAAAGAAAAGAACTTTGCGGAAGTACGTAAATGGTGTGTCAATAACTTGGACAACGATCCTTCTGTTCTACTCCGTCGTATTTACGATAGTCTTTACGATTCCTTGGTTCCTGCTACCATCCCTGCTGCTGTTCTCATACTTGCTAAGTACCAGTACCAAATCGCTTTTGTTGCGGATCAAGAAATAAATATGCTTGCATGTTTAACAGAGATTATGGTAGAGTGTAATTTTAAATGAAAAGAATCTGTACTATAATAAAAAAATGGTTAGATTTGGATCACCATACACCTTGGGAAAAAAAATGATTACTAAAGAAAAAGTGAGAGCACAAGTTAAGTCTAGATTTTATTATCTATTCTGGGGTATTGCAACATTCTCTGTAGTAGCAGGTCAACTATATGTTGGATCTGGATATAGAATGTTTGGTAGATCGTTAAATAGAATATTAGATACTATTGAAGTAGAAGTGGGTCAAAGTTACAACCAAGAGAGATTTTACTAATGATTTTTCTATCAAAACCATCCGTATATAATTTACCTGGTACATGGGAGAAGCAACCTGATGCCCTAATCCCTCATTTAAATCTTACTCCTGATCAAGGATTGATATTGTTCTTTGGTTTACTTGTTCTGGGTTTAGTTGCTTATGGACTTTATCTTACAGTAGGAGCAGGTAAGAAAGAATTAAGAGATCCTATTGATG